ATTATTATATCATTCATACATAAATGTGTGCCATTATTGGCCTCCAATAAATTTTTCCCAAGAGATAAAATCTCTCAACTGCCAAGTTCTTTGCTTCAATTCATTCATAATAGATTCAATAACCGATACACATTCTTCATGGTATACTTTCTTCTCTAACATTTTAATTAAATCGGAGTCGCCTTCCAGATAAGCACTAATGTCCGATTTCAATACAAATGAAAAAGGTTGCCAGCCATGTTCTTCTAATTCTTCTTGGCTCATTCTGCCAGAATAATACTCAATCTTTACCTTACGCATACGCAGGTAATCAAAGTGTGCCTTTTTGGCCGCAATCTTGTGTTTGGTGAGAATGGAAAGATATTTGTTGTGTAATACCGGAATACGGAGAAGTTCTTTGCCAGGTTCCGTCTGGTCAATCTCTACATCTTTTTCCCAATGTTTAAGTACTTGCTCTAATGTTTCCATAATATAATAAAAAAGTTATTTTAAAGTTTTATAATAACACAAATATGTTATTTTGTCAAGCTTAAACTGGTATAAAATTGTAGTAATCGTATTGGAATGTTACTGTGGAATACATGATATCATCAGCCGACATTTTAGTATCAAAAACAATGTCTGCCAGCATGACTGGAAATGCATTAATAAACTGAACCCGTATGGTTGGATTGTTTAAGTTATTTAATACAGTTAAAGTGGCATCTGAATATGAACTTTCAGGTGTTTGTTTATATTGGTTTTGTAGTGCTGCCAACCTTTTTCTTTCCTCAAAGCTCTCTGGAGAGGCGATGGACCGCATCCAAGAGTATATATTCTGCCATGTTTCTAACTTCTCATCTACGGCAAAATCAACGTTTAACTGGTTATACATTATCTTATTACCAGGAGCAAATATGTCCAACATTGGAGTAAACAATGGTGCCTGTCCTAGATTAACTCCAGGTAGATTTACTGATTGGCAGAAATATTGAACCGATCCAATCCTGTCAAATGTAAGAATATACTTTGACGCTTGAAGATAATTTGTATTCTGAGGGATTCTTGTGAGTGCTGTCATACGTTTATTTAGGTGATAAAAAAACCGCCTTAAGGCGGTCTATTTTATTTCCAAATCATCCAACAACCTTCATTTTTATGATGGTCTGGATCATCTCTCATGGAAATAATTGAATTTTTATCGATACCCATTTCATCACAAAATTGGTATATTCCGTTTCTTACGGTGTTTACACCACGGTCATCTGTGAACCAATCGTGACCTGAGAAAATACCACCTTTTTTTACTTTAGGCCAATAGTTCATACAATCTTGATAAACGGATTTGTGTGAATGATTTGCATCAATAAAGATCCAATCTAAAGAATCATTCTCAATAAAATGATGACCCGTTTCTGAAGGTTTTTTAATTAAAACCACTTTATTGGTATTTTTATTATCGGGACTATTCAATTTGTCCAAAAAAGTTTCACCAACACTTTGCATCATTTTGCCATCCATGTGGCCCCATGGACAATCATCAGCATAATCTTTGTATTCGTCCCATTGGTCTACAGCATAATACTTGGTAATCCTAGGCACTTTCTCCATCATATGAAACATATTGGTACCAAAAGCAACACCTACTTCTGCTGCCACAATGTCACGGTCAAGAGAGTTTAATATTTTAATAAATCCTGAAGAACTTTCTCTTTCAAAAATATCTGGACTAGCCAACCATTCACTATAAGACTTATAATAGTACGGATCAGTAAACATAATAATTTCCTTTAAAAATAACAAAAAAATACTTCTTACTATTATATATGTAACAAAAAAAAGAGACCACCGAAGTGGTCTCTCTAAATGTCCTTCTTGTCGAGGACTTTTTGATTACATCAAGTTCTTAACGCCGAACAAACGATAGTACACGTTTCTACGGGCTTGTAACTTGCCATCATCTGGATATACACCAGAAGCACCATTAGAGAATGGGTTAGCAACCATGCCGTAACGGGTCTTGAATCCAATCTTTGGTTGGAATGTGTACTGGTCTACTGCACGAACCATTTGGAGAGGAACGTATGGGCAATAGAACAAACCAGCGTCATATGGGCTCGAACCTTTGTAACCAATCGTTACCAATTCTTGGTTGCTTGTGTAGCCACCAAAATATGGGTCGATGTATACTTTGATACGGCCATGTAACAGACCAGCAAATGTATTACCTGTGTCGTCTACTTGCAAATCTGTTTGTAGAGCAGGAGTGTATGAAAGAACACCAGCCATAGCCATTGCAGATGCTACGTCTGAGGATACAATCAATACGTTACCTTTACCTCTACGAGTTTGCTTGGCAATCACGTTAGCGTCACGCTCAATTTGGAAAATCAAACCTTTAAAGCGCTCAACTGACCAACGGCCGTTAGAGTCTGTATCAAGGTCGAAATAACCAGCGGTAGTTGTACCATACTGAGCACCAGCAACAGCACAGGTGTAGATTGTACGGATAACTTCACGGTTAATTTCAGAGAGGATTTCTGTAGACAGAATGTTTGACAATTCTGTTTCAGCATCAAGACCATGAACTGCTTTCAAGTCTTGTGCGAGTTCTAAAGAATACTCAGCCTTCAGAGCACGGGATTGTGCCGTTACAGTAACTTTCTCAATAGAGAAGGCCATCTGTTGGAATTGCTTGGTGTAGTCTGTATCTGTACCAAGAATCTCAGCGTTAGCTGTAGGCATTGCAATACCGGATGTGGTTGCGTTGCCAGTAGGATCTTGGAAGTTTGTGGAAAGGTCAGCTGCACGGGTTCCTTGGAAACCATAAGGATTATTTCCGGAGAATGAACCAGAGAATACCGTATTAGCTTCGTTGTAGAATGCTTCTGTACCAGTTTGACTTGCGTAACGTGCACGCATTGCAAAAATCAAACCTGTAGGACCAGTCATTGGCTGAACGCCAGCAACGTCATAAGCGATTAGATTTGGCAAAGCACGGCGTACTAATGAAATCAAGATTGGATCAAAATTGCTGATAGCAGATCCAGTAATGTTGGCAGGGGTGGAACCACCAGTGGCGGTCTCATTCAAAGCCATACGATCTTGATTCATAGCTTGTTGTTGATTCTCCAAAACAAGGGCTGTAACAGCTTTCTTGTAAGGATCGGTAATCGATTCGAGCTCAGGATGCTCGAGTACCGGTTGCCACTTTTTTTGTAGTTCTTCTGTTAAATACATTTTATAGTTCCTTTTTTTATGTATTATAGGTTAATTACTTAACCAAAGTTTGTGAAATGGTTTTTGAATAAAGATCCATCATTGGGTCGGCCGAAGCAACTGACTTCTTTTCTTCCTCAATTTGGACTTCATCGTCTAGTGAAGAATTGTCTGCAACTTTAACATCCGATTTGAAATATGATTCTTTCAAAGTTGTAAGTTTAGAAGCAAATTCTTCCTCAGTAGTAAATTCCACACCCTCTGCGAGTGATTTTAATTTTTCTACTTGAGTTTGGGGTAAGCCTTCACACGCTGTGTAAATGGCTTCAATTTTTTTCTGTTCGTTTAACTCTTTGGTTAACTCGACACCTTTGCTAATTTGTTCATTAAGAGCAGATTCAAGTTCATCAACCTTGTCGGTCAATTCACCAATAACGTCAACCTTGTCGGCAGGAATATCGATATAATGCTCTTCAAACAAACCTTTGAGACCAGTAATGAAGTCTTCCACGATTTCAGCACGGAGGCCTTTTTCAATGGCAAGTTCATTTTCTTTCATCCACTCCTCAACCATGTAGTTGAGATAGTCATCAACCTTAGCGGCCAAATCTTCTTTGATTTCTTCTACTGCGGTTTCAAATTGTTCTGTCAAAGCAACTTCAGCTTCAGCAATAACTTCTTCAGCACGAGCAATAACGGCAGCTTCAAAAATTGTGGAAGCTTTTTGAACGAATTCTTCAGAAAGGTTTTCACCGGATAAAAGAGCGTCTAAATCTTCTTTCATTTTTTCCTTTTTCATCATTTTTTTAATAAGAGCTTTATCTTCCTTCTCATCTTCGTGTTCTGCTTCAGCGATAACTTCTTCGTCAGATTCAGTTTCTTCACCATAAGATTGGAATGTGGCACCGGGATTGGCTTGCATTGTTTGTTTTGGTTTCATACCGGGTTTACGGTCACGAATTGTTTCGTAAGAATCTTCACCACCTTGAACATCAGATTCTTCAGCAGCTCTATCTTCAGCAGGTTGACCTTTGAGTTTCTTCATTGGTTCGGAACCCACAGGAGGTGTTGCGCCTGGAGGAGTTGCTGTAGGCGTACCTTTTGTTGGTTGTGGAGCAGCATCAGAAGTTTTGGTAACTTTAGTTCCGATGTCACCAACATCTTTTGTGCCGTAAGCAACAGCTGTGTTTAGTTTTTGTGGCTTGTCTTGACCACTTGATTTGGAAGAAATGTTTGAATCAAACGTTTCTTTGGCGCCTTCACCAACTAGAATTTGCTTAGCGGCTTCGGACAGATTAAATTTTGCCATTTTAAAAATCTCCTTGATTTATATGTATATTTATATTTAAAGTTTTTTCATGAAGTTTTCAAAAATGTGCAGA